TTTATTTTATCTAATTCAAACTCTAAATGATTTATAGCTTTTTCTATACACTCTATTGGTGTTTTATGTTTGTTTTCTGCTCTTAGTAAATAAGTAACTGCATTACCTACATTATAACTTAAATTATAATCTTCTATAATCTTTCTTGCTTCATAACCATAAACTTTACCTATATAATAGTTAGGTATTTTTAATTTTTTCTTGCTCTTCATATTCTTTTAATTTGTCTTTTATTTTGTGCATTTCGTGTAAGTCTGCTTTATATTCTAAATAACTTATAATTATAAAAGCAAACACAAAAAAGCCAACTATAATTCCTAAAAATGTACTCATTTGTTTTTATTTTTTAGTTTCATTAATAAATATCCTAATATTGGTGTACCAAAAAGTAAAGTTAATAAACTTGGATGTGGCTCACCACATAATCCTGTTGCGTGTCTTAAAAATTCTATCATATCTTAAATTTTAAAAAAGTATGGTAAATAGTATACTAACATATAACAATAAAAATAAAACCTAAATAACTACTTACCATACTTTATATAAATATCTTTTATTCCATTTAAACAACTACTCAAACAACTACTACAATTAGTACCTGTACTATAATTAGTTTGATGTATTGTATTGTATAGTTCTATCATTCTTTTTTTTACTTCTTGATTTTTTGCTTTACCATTTTTTATATCAGGATATACTTTTTTTACTTCTTCTATTATTTCTTCAGGTAATCCTTTAGGTGTTTCTATTGTAGTTGTTTTATTCCAATATTTTTCAGGACAAGCCATTGGTGCTAATCTTGCTTTAATTTTCATAAAACATAAACATCTTTTACATTGTCCTGTCGGTTTAAAATAATATATACAACTTCTGCATATATCTAATCTATCTTTATATACTTCATCAGTTGTAAAAAACCTATTCATTTACTAATTCTTTTTTTAATATAGTTCTTACTTTATCTATTGTAGTATATAAGCTATTTCTACTTATTTTTGTTTCTTTAGCTAAACTATCTAATGTATGCCCTTCATAGTATAATTCAAATACTTTTTTATCGTACCAATGTAACTTACTTAGTTCAGCTTCTATTTTTTGTATGTTTTTTTCTTTTATATCTTCTTCTACTTCTTGTGCTATATTATATATACTTTTATAATAGTTTTTTTGTGTAGTTGTAGTTTTATAACTTAAATTTATAAGATTAGCATAATATTTTTTATACTTGTAATAATATGCTGATCTTTTACTTGTTAATGATCTTCTTAATGCTACTGCACCATATCTTATTAATCCTTCTTCACCATCTTTTGCATATATATCTTCTAGTATTTGTACATTCATTTGCATAAAGTATAGCATTAATTCTTGTACACTATCATCTATTTCATTTTTATCTTTTGTATATAAACCAGCAATATCTTCATATTTAGGTAATAATTTTGCTAATATATTATATATATCATTCATTGTAAGGTTCTAATTTTTCTATTTTTTCTACTACATCATGCAGCATTTCATTTATTAAAACTCTATATGAATTTACTAATGTTTTATTTCTTTTCGTTTCTATTGCAGCTAAAAAGCCATTTGTCATTACAGAAAGGTTTATTGGTAATATCATTAACCAATCCCAATAATTATTTTCTTGTGTGTTTTTTCCATAGTTGTTGTGATATTCTACAATCAAATCATAAACTTGATTATAATTTTTCCATCTTACATCATTAGATACATCTCTAACAAATTCTTTTATCATTGTAATATAATTGCTAACTATAACTTCATGTTCTTTATTAGCATATATTATTTTTTTCATATCTCAAATATAAAAAAATATTTATTCAATTCCTTTTTCTTTTTTTAAGTTATTAACAAGTGTTTTGTAATATCGTATATCTTCTTCATATTCTACTCTTATTTTCTTTATAGATGTTTTTGCTAAAAATTCTAATTCTTTGCTTGTACCATCACCATATTTAGCATTAATGTTTAAACCAAATTTCCATTGTTCACCTTGTTCAAACATATTACACTTTACACATTGTACTTGACAATTCCATTCATTCCATCTTGTTGCATGGTGTCTTCTACTTTGAAAGTGTCCACATTGTAGTTTTTTGTAATGATCTATTTTACCACATGTAAAACATTGTGATATTCCTTGACTTGTAGCTTCTCTCAATCTAATATACAAGCTAAACCATTTGTCTAACTCTTTTTTTAATTTACTTATAGGTTTTTTAATAGGTGTCATATGATCCTATTGTATAAGGTTTATTATTTTTTTTTGGTACTTGACAAGACAAATTTACATTATATCCTAATTTAGTTTTCATCTTATTTTGTTGTGTTGTTTGTCTTTCTTTATACAATTCACCTCTTAGATGTTCGTGTTCTTCTTGTACCTTTCTACGCATTCTAGTTAATCCTTCTGCATTATGTAATTTGTTTTGTGATAGCAAAACTAAAAATTCATGTGCAGTAATTTGTTTTGTGTCTATACCTCTAGTTTTTAATTCGTTTGTCCAAAACCTACATTTAAGTTTTGCATCACTATCTCTTAATTGTGGGTTTTGTTCTAATAATGTTTTTATAATTTCTTTTGTTTTCATTTTAGTAATTTTTTATTTTCTTGATAATATGGTACTTCTGCTGCTGGTTGATTTAATGTGTGTACTTTATAGTATGCTTGATCTATAACTTTCTTATGTGCATACACCCATTTATAAAAAGTTCTAATATTTAAAAATGGTTCATCTTTACCAAATCTTACACCTAATCTAAAAGCATCTTGTATTTGATATAGGTATAAGTTTTTAAATCTATTTTCTTTTATTAAATCACTTGCAAAAATTTTAGATAATGCAGCCATTGTTTTGCCATCTGTTTTGTGTCCGATTTCTACTGATGTAATACTAACTAAATCATATATTTTTAATGTTAGTTCTTTTAAATTATATTCTTTTATTTGTTTCATAATAAATCCTTACCTTTTAAATATTCATCTATTTGACTATCTATTTTAGATACTGTTTGTTTAGGTCTATCCCACTTCTTTAGATTTTTTGACCAACGCAATAATCTTAATTTTATTTCAAATGTACTTTGTTTTTGGTATCTCATTTTCTTTTTTCCTTCTGTCCAATAATTAATAAAATCTTCTAACATTTCTTTTGGATAATCAAAAGTCATAACTTCAGCAATAAATTTTTCTTTAGTTATATTTATATTACTTGTATTATTAATACTTGTATTATTCTCTTTGCTCTTTTTGTATATAGACCTATCATCATTTTTAATTATACCTATCCTTCTTTTAATCACTTGTTTTTTTTCATTACGTTCTACTTCTATATTTATAAATCCTAATTTATTTAAATCACTAATCCATCTACTAACTGTATTTTTACTAACTCCATACAAATCAGCAAAGTAATTATTAGCTGCATAACAATATCCAAGTTTACCACTTAATGCAGTTATTTCACCATATAATAACTTAGCATTAGGTTTTAAATTTGAATACCTTACATCAGCAGGTATAATTGCATAATAATTAGGTTTATCCTTCATAAGTTCTGTAATCTATTTTATAATCATAATTTGCAAAAGCTCTTTTTATTGTACTTATATCTCTTTCAAAATTAAATATACCTACATAAAATTCCTGTTTATATTTACCACAAGTAACTGTAATTGTAACATCAGGTGCTTTACAATTAGTTATTTGTATTTTACTTACAATATTAATAAATTTATTTTTATGTAAGATTTTACGCTTTCTATTACCTTTTAAAAGCTTTGCAAATGCTTGATCGTATTTATCTTGATATATTTTCCAGCCATTATAATTGTTTTTGTGGTTTCTAATATAATGGTTCATGCTTGTTCTATCTCTATTAATACGTTTTGCTACTTTTACTTTATGTATTCCTAAATGTTTAATAGATAATACACAGGCTATTTGTCTAGCTATATTTAGTTCTAATTTTCTGCTAGATGTTTTTAATAATTTATAATCTACATTACAAACTTTACTTGTAATATTTAATACTCTATCTATTTTTTGTAATTCATTCATAATTAAATGTTTAAAAAAAGGGGGTGCAGTCTTGTTGTAAATTTAATTTTTTGTTAATAATTAATTTATTGTTGTTCATCAATAACTGCAACCTTTCAAAGTATAACCGCTCAGTTAATAATTTAAAATGGTTATAACCCCCCTTTATAATTTAAAATGGTAAATCATCTGTATTTTCGTTTGATTTACTTTTATCTTCTTTCATAATAAACTCTATCATTTTTTCTGTTGCTATAAAAACTTCTTCTAAAGAAGCTTCAGCACCTTTAAGGTATTCTACTGCTGTTTTTAGTGTGCTTTGTCTAATAATTAATCTTTGTCTATCAGGATTTTCACCACCACCTTTTGTATATGAAAAATTACCTTTGTTGTAATAAGGTTTAATTTTAGGAAATCTACCATCTTCAAATTCATATTGTACTTCTTCACCTACAACAAATTTTTCTTGATCTTTTGTTTTGCATGAATACTCACCTGCATTTCCATTTTCCATTTCTACTTCAAATTTGTACATTAAACCAAATTTACCTTCCCAAGTACCATTTGCTTGTACACTTTTTACTTTGCTTGTTTTTAATAATGCCATTTTTATATATTTTATATTTATTGTTTTTTTAGGTAAACAATTTTAACCTATACTATAAATGCTTTTTTATTATTATTGATATATCTGTTTTTTACTATATCCATTTTATTTTTAGGTATATCATCAGTTATATCATAACATTCATCTAATGCTAAATTATGTTTTTTTATATACTTTTTAAATAATTTATCTGTTTGTTTTTCTGATCCTACAATTATTATTGATAAATCTGCTTTTTCAGGTATATCTTCATATTGTCTTTTACCTAATGCTTTTTGTTTATTAGTATATAAATTACCATCATTGTAAAATGTGTATTGTTCTACTATCATATCCATAACATAACTATTTTTGTTATAGCTACTACAACAGTAACAGTTGCTACTGCTAATGCAATATTTACTATATTATTATACATTTCATCATTAAGATTTATAATATCATAATCTTCATATTTATTAGCAAACCATGACACATCATAAGTATGATACATATCTCCTATATGTTGGTATGATATTTTTCTTTGATTAGTTCCTCTTTTTAGTTCAAAGAACTTTGTGTACTGTTCATTGTTAAATAAATGAACTGCTTTTGTTTTCTTGTTAATTAATTTATACATTTTCTTATTTTTATTGTTAAACATGGTACAAATATACAATAAAATTAATTACTAACATAATTCGGTTAGAAAGTTATTAACAATTATAGTGTTAAGAAAGTTAAATAAAGGTTGCTAATATAATAAGTACAAAAGCCCATACTATCATTATAGGTAATTGATGCTTAGGCTTCATTATAAAGGCATTAAAAGGTTTATAGGTGTAGTACCACCTAAAACAACTCCACAAGCAATAGCAGGCTTCTTACCACGTTTAGCATAAGCCATAGCATAACTATCATGATTTATACCACATCCTACTTGCATACCAAATACTCTAAAGTTTTGCCCAACATATGTTTCACAATAAACTTGTGTATGTAAATGACCCTGTACTGTATTCATCATATCTGCTCTACATTTAGTTCTTGCAGTTCCTGCTTCACCATGAATGTATTGTACACCATCTATTTCTAATCTATCTACAAAGTTCCAATTAGGCACTTCTAATACTTCTTTATAGGATTTTATCCATTTACTAGGTATTAATGATGTTTGTGCTTTACGCATAATCATTCTATCATGATTACCTAAAACTACATTAGCTTTTGGAAATGATTTATACCAACGTGCTATTCTTTTAATAGCTACTTCTAGTTCTTGCTTTCCTGTATATTCAGCTTCTATATCTATTTCATGAAAAGAACTATAATGATTATCTACTATATCACCAATAAAAACTACTTCATTACAGTTCCAAATTTCGTATTGCTCAATACAAAAATCTAAATAACCATCTAAACAAAAAGGTTCATGAAGGTCACCGATAACTAGAACATTTCTAGTATCGGCTTCCCTCATTCTTTTTAGTGCCGCTATCTCATGCGGTTTTAATCTGTATCTATTATTTCTTTG